ACACTATCCACGGAGACTGTAGTTAATTACCCCTTTTTGGAATTTTTTAGCTGTTTAGGTGGTTTCAAAGATTTGTCTTGTTTAAACAAGAAGTGAAGGAAATCAAATATTAGGCGTCGCTCTTTCTTGCTTGCTGTGGGGTTACCTAGTCCTGGTAGATAGTACACCGGAGTCGCACCGCGGATACGCTCTCGCATAACCTCAGAATAGTCTCTCATATCTTGAGACCTGAATATTAGTCCGGGTACATCCCGGCCTAGGATGGCCGTTTTAGCTAAGTCCTCTTCTCTTCTCATGGTACACTGAGACAGGAGCGATTCTACGAAGATGACTTGGCGCCTTTGTATAGAAGGTTCGTCTTTTTTAGACTCGCATATTTCTAGAATCGTCTGAAATTGCGCCTCCGTGATAGCAAGTCCTCTCACGTGAGAAGATATAAGGATACTATTGATCCGTTCGTATGGTAACTTCTTCTGCTTCCAGATAAAATAAGCTATAATATGCATTTCCTTGAAATCTGTGATTTTCAAGAGCTCCAACAGTTTAAGCGGGTCTATAAAATCTAAAGTATGTATGAAATTATAGAAGACTTCAGATCCTGAAGTCTTTTCGTCGTAGTAAGAGAAGACGATGCCCATTGGTAGCGGGTCTATCTTGTGAGACAGAATTATATAGTTTCTCGCAAACTCAAGAGTGTGCGGCTTGTTCTTTGAAACAAGCGTCTTCGCAGGGTTGATCGAAACGCCTATTTTATCAAAAATATCACAGTAAGCAGAGTATTGTTCTTCGGAATTACGTAGGAGCAAGTCATCACCGACCAATCTATAATTTGATACATCTATACCGCATAGTTCATTTACGATAAAGTGATGCGTTAATGCCATGGATGACCAGCTACTGAACAGACCCATTCCTTGACCGACGGAGTAGCGAACTACTTTAGCTTGCTTCTCGAGAAAGGAACTTGTTGTATCATATTCTCTGTCGACGCTGGCTAGCCAGTGTCTCGCTATCTTAGAACCATCCATACCAAGGATAGTATATAATCTATCGATTATTCTTGCTTGAAGAACTCTAGGTAGGCGATCAGTAGCGGCAGATAGATCAACTGATATAAACGATTCAGCGTTCTCATCGTATAAGTCTAGTCCACTTTTATGATCGAAGGTTCTATCAGCCGGGATTTGTTGTAGTAACTGAAACTGCGTCTTATGTATCGCAGACAGTGCAGTTTGGGTAATCCAATCTGCTACTACAATGATTCGGGCCTTACCACCTGGAGCAGTGAACGTAACGATGCGCGAGTGCAATTTATCATTCATATAATTTCTATCCCAAGTAGCGTTGTCGATAAGGACGTCGACAATGTTCTTAAGGTTGGTACCATTGCTGAAGCAATGAGCAAGATCCATGACATTATCAAACAGCGTCTTATCCTTGTACAGGCCGGCAGCATCCTGTAAAAAGTTAATACTTGAATGGCCAGAGTTAGGCGATGATGCATTACCGGAGTAAATGAATAATTTATCATGATCAAAAATTTTAGATTTATCAAGGAAACGGTTAATAAATCTATCTATTTTCTCATCAGTGAAGTAAGTTTTAGTAACTTCATCTAATTCCATAGTGCCAGAATATGGTAACGTAATCGTATCTTTGCTAGCTTCGGCCTTTACTCCGAATTGTCTGTAAATGCATATTCCAGTATGTAACAATGAGAGCAATGCTCTCGCTTGACCAGCTGGAATATTTTGGATGCATAATAACAGTGTTGTAATGCTATCGCTGCACTTTACTAGACATTCTTTGTATTCTCCTATGCTTAGGTTATCGAACGAAGACTTATCTATTTCTCCATTATGGTATAGTTGTTGTTCTAAAATCTTAAATCCTTTGATGATATCTAGAGGCTTAATATTCTGTCCTTTCTTTCTTGATCTTTTTACCAGACGGTGCGATTCAAGTAATTTGATCAGTTCTTCAGAACTTGGTAGAGTGGCTTTTTTAGATTTTATATTCTTCTGAAATCGCCCTTCGAGCATGTAATATACTGCCGGGTCTACATTATCAAAAAAGTTTTGAATCAGTTGAAGGTACTCGGGTTCAATCCCGGTTACCAGATTCATGTTTCGGATGTTAAGGAATGATTCGTAGTATTTGTTATGTTTCATGATTTTGGTGTTTATATTTGTAATATAAAATGCCGGTGCACAATTTACCCCTAGTCTCCGTTAGTTAGTCCCGATTAAATGATAAGCTAGCTTATCAGTCGAAGAGCTATAAATTAGCTCGAAGACTCTGCTGTAGCTTCAGTTACGGCATGGGTACTTTGAGAGGCGTTCAACACTGCTATTAGCCCTCAGTACACCACCATGAGTGCTGAAGCGACCAGAAATGTCAACTCCCACTATTTCAAATGATGATGATGAGACCTGAAGTTATCCGTAACGCCACCCCAACTTATTACGTACGGAGCTCATCAGTGTGTTGAATGAAGAATAAACTTCATTTGTAAAGTTGGCACCCTGTATATTAAAAGGGCAAGCGAAGCTGAACAGCAGTTTAATCTCTGGTTATCCGGGCTTAACGTCTTTACTGATTGTCATTAACAATGTAAATAGACTTCTAAACTTTTAATCAGATAGTTTACCTTCTATCAGAACCGCGCGAGCGTTTTAGAATTCCCTGGATCAGAGGGTGGACAGTCATTTGACTGATCGATCTTCGGTACCATTTAGATACCTTCAGATCTAATTTGTTACAATTATATCTGGTGGATAGACACTATCCACGGAGACTGTAGTTAATTACCCCTTTTTGGAATTTTTTAGCTGTTTAGGTGGTTTCAAAGATTTGTCTTGTTTAAACAAGAAGTGAAGGAAATCAAATATTAGGCGTCGCTCTTTCTTGCTTGCTGTGGGGTTACCTAGTCCTGGTAGATAGTACACCGGAGTCGCACCGCGGATACGCTCTCGCATAACCTCAGAATAGTCTCTCATATCTTGAGACCTGAATATTAGTCCGGGTACATCCCGGCCTAGGATGGCCGTTTTAGCTAAGTCCTCTTCTCTTCTCATGGTACACTGAGACAGGAGCGATTCTACGAAGATGACTTGGCGCCTTTGTATAGAAGGTTCGTCTTTTTTAGACTCGCATATTTCTAGAATCGTCTGAAATTGCGCCTCCGTGATAGCAAGTCCTCTCACGTGAGAAGATATAAGGATACTATTGATCCGTTCGTATGGTAACTTCTTCTGCTTCCAGATAAAATAAGCTATAATATGCATTTCCTTGAAATCTGTGATTTTCAAGAGCTCCAACAGTTTAAGCGGGTCTATAAAATCTAAAGTATGTATGAAATTATAGAAGACTTCAGATCCTGAAGTCTTTTCGTCGTAGTAAGAGAAGACGATGCCCATTGGTAGCGGGTCTATCTTGTGAGACAGAATTATATAGTTTCTCGCAAACTCAAGAGTGTGCGGCTTGTTCTTTGAAACAAGCGTCTTCGCAGGGTTGATCGAAACGCCTATTTTATCAAAAATATCACAGTAAGCAGAGTATTGTTCTTCGGAATTACGTAGGAGCAAGTCATCACCGACCAATCTATAATTTGATACATCTATACCGCATAGTTCATTTACGATAAAGTGATGCGTTAATGCCATGGATGACCAGCTACTGAACAGACCCATTCCTTGACCGACGGAGTAGCGAACTACTTTAGCTTGCTTCTCGAGAAAGGAACTTGTTGTATCATATTCTCTGTCGACGCTGGCTAGCCAGTGTCTCGCTATCTTAGAACCATCCATACCAAGGATAGTATATAATCTATCGATTATTCTTGCTTGAAGAACTCTAGGTAGGCGATCAGTAGCGGCAGATAGATCAACTGATATAAACGATTCAGCGTTCTCATCGTATAAGTCTAGTCCACTTTTATGATCGAAGGTTCTATCAGCCGGGATTTGTTGTAGTAACTGAAACTGCGTCTTATGTATCGCAGACAGTGCAGTTTGGGTAATCCAATCTGCTACTACAATGATTCGGGCCTTACCACCTGGAGCAGTGAACGTAACGATGCGCGAGTGCAATTTATCATTCATATAATTTCTATCCCAAGTAGCGTTGTCGATAAGGACGTCGACAATGTTCTTAAGGTTGGTACCATTGCTGAAGCAATGAGCAAGATCCATGACATTATCAAACAGCGTCTTATCCTTGTACAGGCCGGCAGCATCCTGTAAAAAGTTAATACTTGAATGGCCAGAGTTAGGCGATGATGCATTACCGGAGTAAATGAATAATTTATCATGATCAAAAATTTTTGATTTATCAAGGAAACGGTTAATAAATCTATCTATTTTCTCATCAGTGAAGTAAGTTTTAGTAACTTCATCTAATTCCATAGTGCCAGAATATGGTAACGTAATCGTATCTTTGCTAGCTTCGGCCTTTACTCCGAATTGTCTGTAAATGCATATTCCAGTATGTAACAATGAGAGCAATGCTCTCGCTTGACCAGCTGGAATATTTTGGATGCATAATAACAGTGTTGTAATGCTATCGCTGCACTTTACTAGACATTCTTTGTATTCTCCTATGCTTAGGTTATCGAACGAAGACTTATCTATTTCTCCATTATGGTATAGTTGTTGTTCTAAAATCTTAAATCCTTTGATGATATCTAGAGGCTTAATATTCTGTCCTTTCTTTCTTGATCTTTTTACCAGACGGTGCGATTCAAGTAATTTGATCAGTTCTTCAGAACTTGGTAGAGTGGCTTTTTTAGATTTTATATTCTTCTGAAATCGCCCTTCGAGCATGTAATATACTGCCGGGTCTACATTATCAAAAAAGTTTTGAATCAGTTGAAGGTACTCGGGTTCAATCCCGGTTACCAGATTCATGTTTCGGATGTTAAGGAATGATTCGTAGTATTTGTTATGTTTCATGATTTTGGTGTTTATATTTGTAATATAAAATGCCGGTGCACAATTTACCCCTAGTCTCCGTTAGTTAGTCCCGATTAAATGATAAGCTAGCTTATCAGTCGAAGAGCTATAAATTAGCTCGAAGACTCTGCTGTAGCTTCAGTTACGGCATGGGTACTTTGAGAGGCGTTCAACACTGCTATTAGCCCTCAGTACACCACCATGAGTGCTGAAGCGACC